TAAAGATAATAAAACTAGTCTTTTCAGACTTGTTCTTGTTCCCTCACAAAGGTTTATTGTATTCCTACATTATATATTTTGATAAATTGAGGTCAAAGAATGGACTCAAGTATGCTATTGCATACTTCAAGAACATTAGACTTCTAATTACCAGGTATATTTGTGGAAAGCCAATATACACTAATAAGTGATATATTGGTACTGTTGGTGGGTTTCCTAAAAGGTTTCTACCTTTAAAGGCTCTCATTGATAATGCTACTACTTCCGAACTTAAAGCTATAATGACTCTAATATGTTTTACTAGAGCTATTATACCTACTAAGGAGGAAGAGAAGCAACTAGAAGTTAATCTATCTAGTATCACTGATCCTTTTACTGGTACAGGTTACACTATACCAACATGATTTATTAAAGAATTTTGTAAGTACTTCGTTGCGAAGAACTTCTCAATAAATTTTAAAGAATCATGTTATATTAGTACTAAGTCCTCTCCTTTTGGAAAGGCTATATTTAGTACTTATAGTGCAATTCTGGGTGTAGGTTATAGCATTCTTAATAGCTTTATTAATTTAGTGGAGGATGAGGATTCTATCCTCTCTTCCTATAGGTTTGCTTGAGATAATATTGATCTCCTTAAATCTAAGGGATTAATTAAATCAGCATATCCTGGTAAATTAACAGTTATTAAAGATGCAGAATTAAAGATGCGAGTAATAGCAATGGTTGACTATTATTCACAAGTAATTCTTAAACCTATACATCAGCACCTTCTTAGCTGTTTGCGCAAATTGCCGTCAGATCGGACTTTTACTCAATCACCCTTCTTTACAGAAGGTGTTAACCGTGATCATAAGCTGTGATCGTTAGATCTCAGTTCGGCTACCGATAGATTCCCGGTAACTTTACAAATTAAAGTTATTCGTGAGCTTTTCGGACACAATGTTGCAAAACATTGAGCCAATCTTATGACCAACAGGATATACTCCTACAAGGTTAGTAAAACAGAAGTAACTGAAATCAGATACGCTGTTGGACAACCTATGGGAGCATATACTTCTTGAGCTGCCTTTACATTTTGTCATCATTTATGTGTGCATTGATGCGCATATAAATGTGGTTTTAAACTATTCACTTTCCGAGCGTATATTCTGCTCGGGGATGATATTGTTATTAACCATGATAAGGTTGCTAATGCATACCTTACACTAATGAGAAAATTAGGGGTTGAAATCTCTTTAAACAAATCACATGTCTCTTTTGACACATATGAATTTGCAAAGAGATGAATCAAGAATGGAGATGAAATAACTGGATTACCACTTCGTGGTATCTTAATTAATTTTAAGAGTCCAAAAGTGGTTTTAACTATACTTTATGATTATTTCGATAAAGTATATTTTAATAATTCAGTTTTCGTTTTTATCTGTAAGGTTTATGATGGTACAGTACTTCCTAAATTTGGGAAATTAACTTTCTCAAAAATTAGAAAGTATTTGTATCATTATAATGTGGCAGTTAAGTTCCGTCTTGGTCTATTAACCACAGACCAATTACGGACTTACATTGCTGGGTTAAACCCAGTAATGGCTCTACCACATGACATTACTCCGATAATTCGGATGTCAGTGTTCTTTTCATGTTCCCACGTTATTAATCGTAGTATCAACAATCTATCAAGATTGAAGGAGAATCTACTCGACCTCAAATTTACTGAGATCGAAGATAGGAATTTCCTTTCTGATACACCATTAGTTAACGGCCTAAATAATTTCTTAGTTTCTATTCTTAAAAGATTAGAATCTGTGGAAAGCGAGTCAGATCCAGTTAAAGTACTGGATGCATTATCAGGAATTTGTTTCCCTGATATTGATCCGCTAGTTCTCCAATTACGTCAAGTAAAGAAGAGAGCTATTATTTTAGACAAGATTTGAAGAGAGAGTAACCGGTTCTTGAAGCAATATGATCCAGACAAACAAATGTTTGGGTCATCTGTGCAAACAGAAGTAGAAGTTGTGAGTATACGTCCTTTATTAAAGGTCGCACACTGAAACCTCGACTTCACCGTTCAGTCAATCAAACCTTTTGTTAAGGGAACTTGAACAAAGCCTCAACTTAATAGTTGAGAGTCGTTCTGAAAAGTCTAGGCCCTCACAGTGTATTATAATTTAATATCTTTAAATTATAACCCTGTGAGGCGGTATTACACCC